ATACCATTCAGAGTATACATAATAGTTTCCGTCTTCTGCTAAGAATTCGTCTATATCATCTTGGTATTTAATACACCATTTAGATATTATATTCTCTATGTATGGATTCTGCCGCTGATCTGGAAGAGGCGGAGGGGCCTGAAACTTGATTCCTTGAACAGCAAAAAAACTTCTAATAGATCCACCTAGAAAATATCCTACCCCACAGTTCTGGTAATCATCAGAAATAAATAAACCCGCTATGTAATATACATCAGATCTTTCTGGTTCATACCACATAATTTTACCAATTATGTCATTTTCCTGGAGAGTCATGTCAGATACAACAAACTCTTTATCATCGTAGTCGTCTGTTTGAATTAGGTATGCACTTCTAAATCTATTTTCAGATAATGATTTTTCCATACAAACCCAAGCGGAGATATCAATATCCGGCCATTCATTATTATAGAAGTCTGGGTCGTGGACTATATCTTTGAATGTTTCTCTCATAGATACATTATACCAAGTGAAATAAAACAATATTTATAGGCTACAATATGATATATGATTAAATACCTTGGTGCAGTTGGGGCTTTCATACGTTTAAATGATAGTGAAAATAAAACCTATACCCTTTTAAATGTATATTCTTCTTCAGCCGCACAACTTTCATTATTCTCCGCAAGCGTCAATAATTTATCTGGTGCTGTGACATTTAACTCTGCCTCAACATCTTTATATGTAAACGGAGTATCTGGGTCAGTCATTCCAGGTAAACAATGGGCGCATGTTACGTTCTCTTTTAATGATAAGTTGGCCACCTATGACACCAATAATTTTCTAATTAGATTCGGACATGCTGCATCAAGTAACTTCAACATACAAAATCTTTACATATTAGAGAATTCATTTACTGATTCAGAAATTGGCTACCTTCATCAAGAATTTACAGGTGGCACAACAAATAAATTAACCGTTCCACCATCGGCTTCATACTCTATCAACATTATTGATTACCCAGAAACTAATTTTACCTCTGCCTCTACAAATGTAATTTATCAGCCATTATTTGGACAAAACAAATATCTAATGGATATAAGTGCCGTGGCGGAAGATAGCCTTAGTAAATTTGTTTCTGCATCAGTAATGACAAACGATAACTTGTACATAGACTCAGTAAACGTAAGTATTGGAGATAATATTTTATCTCTAGCAGATAATCAAATATATCAGTTAACATCATCTTCACAACTTATTACCGTTTCAAGTTCTGTAGGAGATGTTGTTAAAGTTTTATATGGACAGTATTTCAACCGAATCTCTTTCATAAAGACTGCGAGTGGGTTCAACGTTGAGCCAATAGTGGTAAAAATTAACTCATACCTGAACACAATACAGTCAAATAATGCCTAGTGTGGTATTATTTGGTACATGGGACTTCAAGTAGTAAGAGATAAAAGTAACTTCGGCATCTATGTATGGCTTCTTCCAGAAGGTGGAGTATTCAAAGATGATGATGATAATGTTCTTAACATTCCATCACAGCGCGGAGATATAACAAAGATGGCTGAACTTCGTAAGGTTGCGGCACATTATGGTCAACCAGATGGTCAGGCAGTATTCATTCCTGGTATTGGGCGGGTAACAGAAGAGGAATATCAGGAAGATAAGTACCGCATGGAGAATGGTTTATTAAGTTACGGTGACACAGGAGCGTGGAGAGATGCAGCAAGAACCAGAAGAGACCTGGATAGATAACGTCGGCCTGAGTAAGGCCATGAGTTCAGAATCATTTATTCCTGTAGACAAAGATGATTTCAGCCAGGATGCCGATTCAATTCTTAACCTTAATGGTCTATCACAAAATTTTAAAAGATCCGTTAGACGTAAATTAAACAAAAGCCTCATAACTGCAGGAGGCGAAATTGTAACAGCAGAAGATAACATGTATGCTGGCGACGACGCTACATCTAAGCAGATTATTCCAGACAAGTATGGATACGGAATCTTTGACGTTGTAGAACCTCTTTATAATCCTTATGCATTGGCTAAGATCTATGAACTATCTGCCCCCAACTATTCAGCAATCAATGCTAAGGTGGCAAATATTGTTGGCCTTGGATATGATTTGTTGCCGACCCTCAATGTCATGGAAAAACTTGAATCCATTTCAAGCACAGAAGAAATTGGTAGAGTGAGAAGAAATCTTGCTCGCCAGAAGCATCGTGTAATTGATTGGCTAGAAACAAGAAATGACGATGATACCTTTACCATGACGCTGATGAAGGCCTACATTGATGCCGAATCAACAGGAAATGGGTACATTGAAGTTGGAAGAAAGACAACTGGAGAAATTGGTTACATTGGTCATATCCCCGCCCCTACAATGAGAGTACGTCGCCTCCGTGACGGATTTGTTCAAATTGTTAACGGTAAGGCTGTATTCTTCCGTAATTTCCAAGGTGAAGAAAAGAATCCCATTACCACCGACCCTAGGCCAAACGAAATAATTCATATCAAGAATTACACTCCAACAAATACTTACTATGGACTACCCGCTATTGTCGCTGCTAAGAATGCTATGGCAGGCAATGAATTTGCCTCCCGCTTTAATCTAGAGTACTTTGAGAACAAGGCTGTTCCCCGCTACATCTTCTGGCTTAAGGGTGCAAAGATGAGCCGCGCAGCAGAAGAAAGATTGTTTGAATTTTTCCAAGGTAATCTGCGCGGACAGTCCCATAGAACAGCCATTATCCCCATTCCTGGCGATACTCCAGATCATAAGGTAGAAATGAAAATGGAACCTATTGAGACCAATATCCAGGATTCATCATTTAATAACTATAAAAAGATGAATAAGGATGAAATCCTTATGGCTCACCGTGTACCCGCTTCAAAAGTAGGATCTACAGAAGGAATTGGTTTGGCGGCGGCTAGAGAAGCAGATAGAACCTTTAAGGAACAAGTATGCAGACCAGCCCAAGATGCATTAGAAAAGAAAATCAACAAGATAATTGCTGAGAAAACTGATGCATTCAAGTTTGAGTTTAATGAACTCACCCTTACTGATGAGGAGACAAGATCTAAGATTGATGAGCGGTACCTGAGGATGCAAGTTATTGTTCCTAATGAAGTAAGAGAACGACTTGGAATGTCTACCCTTCCTAGTGGAGACACCCCCGTTGTTCTTAATGCTCAAGCACAAGCAGAGCAAACTGCACAGTCAACAAGAAATAGAGTAAGAGATCAACAGCGTGCTTCAAATGCTCCAGATAACGATGAGTTAGGAAGAGCAACCCAAGGAGAAGGTAGGCAGCAAAATTAATAAAGTTAGATATAATATAATTTAATTGTTATGATTATTAATAAAGCACATTTCGATGTAGATGGAGACAGTCTCCGTCTTACTATGCCTATTGCTAAAGTAGATGAAGAACGTAGAGTAGTTAGCGGATTCGCCACCCTGGACAACATAGATCGTCAAGGTGACATTCTTTTATCAGAAGCATCAAGAAAAGCCTTTGAGAATTTTAGAGGAAATGTCCGTTTGATGCATCAACCAATTCCTGCTGGAAAAGTTATTTCCTTCCGAGAAAATTCTTTCTATGATCAAGAAACTGGAAAAACGTACAGCGGTATATTCGTTGACGCATACATCTCTAAAGGTGCAGAAAATATTTGGCAAATGGTTCTAGATGGTACCCTTACAGGTTTTTCAATCGGTGGCAGAATTGTAGATTTTGAAAATAAGATGGACGATCAAGATGCTGATAGTGGCGCAGTAAGGGTTGTAAAAGAATATGAACTTATGGAACTCTCTCTAGTTGACAGCCCCGCCAATCAATTTGCTAACATTTTCTCTATTCAAAAATTAGGTGATGAAATCGTTACATCTGGAATTGCAACAGAATTTTCTACAGAAAATGTTTTTTGGTGCGCCTCAGACAAGATTGCCTTGACAGAAAAATCTGACTCTGCGGACTGCCCAGTTTGCCAAAACTCTATGAATGAAATCGGTTGGGTAGAATCAACGGATGTAAAGAAGAATGAAGAGGTTGGAAGACTTGTAGATGGCTTCATTTCAAAAGCAGACTCAGTAAGAGTAGGAGATTTTGTATCATGGGGTTCAAGCGGTGGAACGGCTAGAGGAAAGGTAGAAAGAGTTGTACGATCAGGCTCTATTGATGTTCCTGGCTCAGACTTTACCATTAACGCAGAAGAAGGAAATCCTGCTGTTTTAATTAGAGTTTATCGTAAGGGTGCCGATGGCTGGGCTCCTTCAGATACAAGGGTTGGTCACAAAATGAGTACTCTTAGAAGAATCTCTGCCCTAAGCGCTAAGATGCACCATGAAGACATGGAGGATGAGGATCTAGAAAAAGAAACAATAACTAGTGAAAATACTCCTGCTCGTAATGCACAGCAAGGTTTACCTGGAGGCATTCCAAAGTCTCCACGAAAGAAAAAGCGTATGTATCGCAAAGATGAGGGTATGGTTAAGTCTGGCGATTATGTAGTATTCTCAGACAAAGGGAAACTTTCTAAGGGTCGTGTGGATGTTATTGACACAGAGAAAGCGGCGGTTAGAATTTACAAAGAAGTGGCAGATAATAAGTTCCAACCAACCAATAACATCATCACTAAAAATATTACAGACTTAACAAAAATTAAGGTTGCAAGCAAAAAAACATTAGAGAAGTCATTATCAAATGAAGATATTGATCATTTAAATACCTTAATTTCTCAGCATAATGAAAAATATGGTAATGTTGATTCTAAGAATGTCTCATTCGACACGCTGTGTAAGGTTTTTGAGCGCGGCGTAACAGCATTTAAGGCTAACCCAGAGATGCAAAAGTCAGATGAGTATTCTCCTGAGCAATGGGCGTATGCAAGAGTTAATGGATTCTTGCAGGCGGTAAGATCAGGAAAATTCAACAACAGACCATATGACACAGATTTGTTGCCAAAGGGTCACCCATTGTCAACGAAAAAGTCAGATAATTCAGAGGAAAATGAACTGGCTTTACAAAAACGAGAAGGAGGTGTTGAAATGGCTGACAATAATACAAGCCATGAAGAACTTGACACCGCCGAGGCAACAGACGAGACTTCTGAGGAAGTAACGTTTGAAGTAGAAGAAACTGTAGAGGACGTAGTTACGGAAGCACTTGCAATGGCTAAGTCCGATAGTGTTGAGGCTGAAGTTGCCGATGACACTTCCTCTGAAGTTTTTGATATGGAAAAGGCCCTTGGCGAGGTAAAGTCCTTCGTAGAAGAGACAATTACAAAGTCCATTGAAACGAATACCGAATCACTTGAAAAGTTCTCCAACGCAGTAGTCGAACTTGCTAAGGCAGTTGACGAAAAGATTGGTCAACTTCAATCAAAGTATGAAGAGGTTACCAAAGGTTTAGCCGATCTTAATTCTGCTGCTGTAGAAATCGCTAACCGCGTAGAATCAGTAGAAGAAGAAACGGCAATTAAGAAGTCTGGTGAACTGGAATCCAGTATCCCAGAGCAACCCATAATGAAGAAATCAGTATGGGGCGGACGCTTCCTCAGTTCCGCAGAAGTATTTAACTAATTTATTAAAGAAAGAGAGGTGCAAAGAAAAGCATGAGTGACGCAATTAATAAAGCCGCTGCCGCAGTAAATGTTGGTACAGGTTCAATCATCTCAGATCTCGCTTCAAGCGGTGATATGGAGAACTTGACAAGTAACCCATTAACACAAAATGGTGGCGTGCTACTTCCAGAACAATCCCGTCGATTCCTAGATTATGTGTTTGATCAGATGGTCTTAGGTAACGATGGGCGTAGACAAGTCATGCGTTCAAATACCGCTGAATTCGATAAGATTCAGGTCGGTACACGCTTGATCCGTAAGGCATCACAGGCAAATGAAAATATCTTTGATGCTGCTGCAGGCGAAACAAGTTACGCTAACCGTGGCGCACAATTCACCAAGGTTGAAATTGTCACTACTAAGTTCCGCTTGGATTACGAACTCTCAACTGAGGCACTTGAGGATAACATTGAAGGTACTGCTCTTGAAGATCACATCGTACGCCTAATGGCTAACCAATTCGGTAATGATCTTGAAGATATCGCCATCAATGGTCTCGCTGCTCAGGGTACTGCATCATACGCTGGTACAACCTACCCATACACAATCGATGGGTTCGTTAAACTTGCTGATGGCGCTGCTGGTGGTACTCACTTCGGTACCGCTGCAACCCTTACCACAGCATCAACATTCTTCACCGCTGCTACTACAGCAGGTCAGGTAAAGAGTGGTTCCGCAATCGCCTTCTTTGAGCAACTTTACAACGCATTGCCCCGTAAGTTCAAGGCTCGTCGTCAAGAGTTGAAGTTCTATGCTTCAACAAAGAACGTACAAACCCTTCTTACGGATCTCCGCGCAATTGGTTCAGGTGGTGTTCCTGAGGATATCGCTTCTGGTATCCTTCGTGGTTCACAGCCTCGCGTCGGTGGTCCTGCTGGTATGACAACCTCCATCTTCGGTATTCCCGTAATGGAAGTTCCACTATACCCAGATCACTACGTTGATCTTACGTTCCCACAGAACAGAATCTGGGGCTTCCAGAGAGATGTTACTGTACACCGTGAGTTCCAGCCAAAGAAAGACACCGTAGAGTACACAGTTTACGTCCGCATGGGTCTTAACATTGAAGAACTTTCCGCAATGGCTAAGGCTAACGCCGTAACTGGCTGATAATTTAATAGTTGTTGGTTAGGGGGCCGCACACGCGGCCCCCTTTCCATATTCCAAAATATAGTAAAATATAAATAATTAAATCATGGCGGTGCTGAATGCTTGAATATTTAAGAAAAGATAACTCTCCGTTAACAATATCTTATACGGCGAGTTCATACGCGACTAATGTGTATTTTGAAGCCTATGACCTGGACACAGAGGAGTTTATCCAAAGCGGGGCGGCAACAACTAGTGGGTCATCCATTTATTCAATTACTTTTACAGCAGACTCAACATCATACGATAGAAATATCAAATTAGAAATAATCACAACAAGTTCTGCTAATGCCTACAATGAAATACAAAATGTTTCCTTGATAAGACCTTATGCGTCAGTAAGTAGAATTGAGTCTCTGGCTACTATTCCTGCTAATACAGCATCATCTACATTACTTAAATTAGAACGCAGGGCACGACTCAGCCTTAACGCATTTATTGGACATAGTTTTTATAAACTTAAGAAAGATCTAACTGTATACGGCAATAACACAGACGTTCTTACTCTTCCAGAAAATCTATATAGAATAGATAAAATTTATGAAGACGATTTGCTAGTGTATGAAAGAGATAACTCAAACGTTCAGTTAGAATATCCAATAGAAATTGCCGACTCAAGAAATAGAATTAAGATTGTTAATACTTCATCTAAGAGTAAAGACACGGCAGAATCACCTATATTTTCAGTATTCTATTATCAGGGTGTATTCAAAAAAGATCATGCCTACAGAATAGATGGGATATGGGGCTGGGACTATATTCCAGCCGATATTGAGCAGGCGACGGCATTACTAGTAGAAGATTATTTATGTAATGATTTCAATATTAGAAACAAAAATATTGCAGAACTATCCAACGACTCGTATAATATTAAATATGGCTCAGATTTCGCCACAGGCACAGGAAACCTTGCTGTAGACAACCTTATTGCTCATTATAAAGAGCCTAGATATTTGGTGATTTAATGTCTGGGTGTATTAGTTCAACAGCCTATACAATGAAAGCCGATATTTATTCTGCCTCTGTTACTCAGGGCGCGGCGGGTGAAGTAATAAGAACTTGGGTCAAGGAAGAAACTATAGACTGTTATGCCAGAGGTATTCTGCGTAAGGGTGTAGGTGAAAACTCAACAGCGTTTGAAATTAATAATTATGTAAATATTCTTAATTCTATGGTCAAGGTAAGAACTAATAAAATTATTCCAGCAGATAAAAGAATCGTAAACATCAGAAACGATTATGAAACTGTTTATAAAGAAGGACAAGATCCATCTTCTGCTGGCGGCGTAGATGGAGCAACTATCTTTGAGCCAAGAGGTAGCACACCAATTATCAATTTTGACGGCTCAGTAATAGAGTATGAAACCGTTCTAATGAGGCAAGAAATTCAACGCCTGGATGTTTCTTAATGGCGTTAAAAGTTTTTAACACAGATAAATTTGCTGAAAAAGTTATGGCCCTATCGGTCTATGACAACACAGTTTTAACAGACCTATACCTGAATCCTTTGAATGCTCAGAAAATTAATCGCGGCGCGGCCATTCTTATAAAGAACTATTTTGACGAATATATGGATGCAAGATCCAAGCAGAATTCTCAGTCGTATCATCACGTTTACGAGTTTGATAGTGTTGGAAATAGATCTTCTAGGCTATTTAAAGCAGATATTAATAGCACTCCAGACGGAAGTGCTACAATAACTTATTCATTTACCAGCGCTAAAAGACCTAATAGAGAAGGATATCCATTCCCCAATAAAGCAGAGGTGATGGAGGCTGGAAATCCCATCACCATTACTCCTAAAAAGTCAGAGTATCTACAGTTTATGCTTGAGGATGGAAAGTTTGTTAAAAGCAAACAAGTGGTCGTTAATAATCCTGGCGGGTCTGAAGTAGCAAATAGTTTTACAACAACTTTAAATAGATTCATGGCATCGCAGGCCTACACAGTATTGATAAAATCAAGATATTTTCAAAGGATTGAAGGGGCAATGATCGCTAAAAGAAAACTTATGATTCCTAGGATAAACTCTGGACTTGTTGCAGAGGCAGCGCGTCGTGCTAAAATAGATGCAGATCAAATAACTGGAGGCTTGGGAGCATTCTATGCCTAGTTACACAGAACTTCCAATAGTTCTTATTAATAATTATTTGTGGGATCTTGCCCGTGGAAATGTTGTGGGTCAACCTGCTATAGCAAGTGCTGTATGGAATACAGCATCATATACTTTCACTCCATTCTATCCAGTAAGTGAAAATCTGGCCCCCGATTCTGAACCTATTCCATATATTTTATACGATTACATATTTATTCCAAAGCCAGGAACATTTTGGCCTATGCAAAAAGAAGAAGCAGACTACATAATAGTAGGCGATCTACCTCAAATTTATTATATAAAAAACTATATTGTAGAGGCTTTGGAAAAGTTTGATGAAAGTGCGCGGGAAGTAAATAACTATCTTCTTACCGCTTCAGTATCTACTAATTTTAAATACATAACGGTAGACCAAGAAAACTATATTGCGGAAGAAAAAAGAATTGGTAGTTTTGCCCCTAAGTTCATCACATGTCTTAAATTAACTTACGAATACACTAAATAAACCTAGATATGATAACATATCTATGAGGAAGCGTAATACAATATCGCTTCAAGGAGGTGAAAAAATAAATGGCCAGAGACTTTAATGCAAAGAATATTATTACAGGCGCAGCAACCGTATATGTCGGCAAGAACGGTGTAGAGAATAACAGAATCAATGTTTCATCTGCTACTGCAACCGCACAAGATCCAGGTAACGTTACTACAGTTACTGACGGTGAATGGTACCACCTAGGTTACACAATGGAGGGCGTTACGCTCAACATTGAACCAACCTTCAATGACGTTATGGTTGACCAGTTGCTTGACACAGCAAGACTGTTCAAGACTCAGCAAAGAGTTACTGTCGCTACATCACTTACAGAGGCTACTCTAGAAAACCTTTATGTTGCTATTGGTGGCGCTGGTGGTGCAACTGGTGACTTCCAGACTGCATCAGCAGGTGCTTCATACAACCAAATCACCGCAGCAGACGGTTCTGCAAGCGCCCTAGGTGCAGCAGGTGCTAGCGCAATTTTTGTTAGTGGTTCCGCTACGGCACAGGTTCAGAATCTACTTCATCTTAATGGTGGTTCACTTGGTATTGCTCCCGTGGAGCGCTCCATGTGTTTCGTTGGTTCTGCTCCAACCTCAGTCGCTGAATCAGGTGGTTCAGGCAAGAAGGCAGAAAGAATCTACACGGTTTACCGCGCTGTTTCTGTTGAAGCAGTTGGTGTTGGTGTTCGTCGTGACGACGCTACCGTATTCCCTGTTAACTTCCGCGTTCTTCCATCTACCTCTAACGAGGCACCTGACGGCAACGCCGCATACGGCAAGATTGTTGACAGACTGTTCTAATAATTCAACACAGTTTATGATAGGGACGCAGCAAAACGCTGCGTCTTTATCATTTATACGGTATAATATTGCTAAACAACGAAAGGATATCTAATGGCAACCAAAGTATACGAAACAGTAGAACTAGAACTTCTAGACGGCAGAACAATTACTGTCAAGCCCCTTAATCTTAAAAACCTCCGTGAGGTTATGAAGGAATGGCAGAAGGCCTCAGAAGTTCAGAACGAGGACGAGTTCCTTGATGTTCTTATTAAATGCACATCCATTGCTTTCCGCCAATTTGCTCCAGACTTGGCAGAGACTACTGAAGAACTTGAAGAAGCAGTAGACCTTCAGACAATGTATAAGATTCTTGAGGTTGCCGCCGATATCAAGTTGAATGACCCAAACCTAGTAGCGACGGCTCAGGAACTCGCTGGGAGGATCTAGATCTAGCCTCCATGCTCGGAGAAGTCTTTCTACTAGGACATTGGAAAGACTACGAAGAACTTGAATCGTCGCTATCTATGCCAGAACTTGCCGCTACATTAAAAGCAATTTATGAAGCGGAAAGAAGAAAGCAGAAGTTTATGGCCGCTCTTCAGGGCATAGACATTGACGAAAATTCTGAAGAACCAAAGGAGGAAGCCCGAATTCCTAGTGTAGAAGAAATTCAGGCTAGAGCAGTCGCTAGGCTGACTGGTGATACAAACATGGCTGGAGCAATTGAACAAGGGTTTACCCCAGATATGGGCGTTATATATGAGTTAGCAGAGGGTGTTGAATTTGGCTAACATTCACTCTACTATTACTTATAACGCAAATCTTTCTGCTGCCCAGGCACAGATCAAAGCCCTCACCACTCAGATTGGCGCTTTAACTGCTGCCTTTAACACCCTTGATAAATCCGCCCTTACTGCCCAAAGAAGTCTTGCTGCAACATTTGCGGCAGGAGTAGGGCAGGCTGGCGGATTTACAACTTCAACGGTAAAAGCAACTAGTGCAGTAGAAACTTTTGGCAGGCAACTTGCTGCAAATCGCCTTACTATGCGTCAGTATTTCCGCGAGGCGATTACTGGGTATACTCGTGAAAATAGTTTGATGCGTAGGCTTGCTGAACAGCAAGTAAGATATCAACAATCAATGGCTGTACCCGTTGGCGGCGGACAGGCAATGATGATGACGCCTCAGAATATTAATGCAGCAAGTAATGCTGCTGCATTAGCATCACAAAGATTCTCAGTATTTAATCAATTGGTTAATGGTGGCGCAACTGCAATGCTTAACTGGGGTAAGAATACCCAATGGGCTGGTCGCCAATTAATGGTTGGCTTCACAGTACCCTTGATGCTTTTTACCGCCGTCGCGTCTAAACAGTTTAGAGATCTTGATAAAGAATTAACTAGGTTCCAAAAAGTATACGGATCAGATCTTGGAAATGCAATTAGTGAATCTACTAATCGTATGCGAGAACAAGTTAAACAACTGGCATTTGATATTTCAAGCACCTATGGAATTGCCGCTAAGGAGACTGCTGCCTTAGCAGCAGACATTGCTGCTACTGGAGCAGAGGGTGAAAAACTTATTTCTGGAGTACAGCAAACAACTAGACTTGCAGTACTGGGTGAAGTAGATAGACAAGAGGCTATGAAAGCAACTCTATCATTACAGTCAGCCTTTAGAATGAATACAAATGAACTCGCTGAGTCTATCAACTTTTTGAATGCTGTAGAAAATCAAACGTCTGCAACATTGCAAGATCTTTCTACAGCAATTCCTAAGGTTGGACCAGTTGTTAGAAGTCTAGGTGGAGACATTAAAGATCTTGCAACATTATTGGTTGCTATGCGTGAAGGTGGTATTCCTGCAGCAGAGGCTGCGAATGCATTAAAGTCTGGCCTTGCCTCACTTATTAACCCAACAAAACAAGCATCAGAGGTCGCAAAACAATTTGGTGTAGATCTGGTTGGTATTGTTGAAGCAAATCGTGGGCAACTTATGCCAACTATTTATGCTATGCAAGAGGCGCTTTCAGGCCTAGATAGTTTTTCAAGATCTAGGGTTATTGAACAGATATTTGGTAAATATCAGTTTGCAAGGCTGACAGCACTATTCGATAATATTGGAAGGGCTGGGTCACAAACTCAATCGGTAGTAGAACTTGCGTCTAAATCATCCACAGAACTCGCTGCTGTAGCGAATCAAGAACTTAGAATTCTTACGGAATCAACGGCTGTTAAATTCCAGCGGACATTAGAAGACTTAAAAAATTCTATTATGCCAATTGGTCAGGTACTTACTGAAACGCTAATTCCAATATTTGAATTTATTGGTAGTGGGATGAAAACATTTGCATCCTTCTTCCAGGCCTTACCAGAGCCAGTTAAGAATTTTGCTAAATATGGGGTTGCGATTGCAGCATTGGCGGGTCCAATAATCATGTTGGTTGGCCTATTTGGAAACCTTATTGCTAATGGCCTTAAATTTGGCATGATGTTGACTAGGATCGGCGCAAGAATCGCAGGAATTAAAACAGAAAAGTTTGAATTACTTACTGCAGATGTTATGGCTGCAAAACTTGGTGTGGACAGACTTACAACATCATTTGATACTCAGGAAAAGGCTCTCCTTAGACTTACAGGAGTTCTTTCTTCCTATGAAGCATCTCTTAGAAGATTAACTACTGCTAACCCAGCATTATTTGTTCCTGGGGCTATTCCAGGTGCAAGAGGTCAAATTCCTATTCGTCGTCAAGCAGGATCAACTAGACCAGAATTTGTACCAGGATCTGGGCGGGGGGATAAGATCCCAGCCATGCTTGAGCCTGGTGAATTTATTGTTAATCGTGCTGCTACAGAAAAATATGCCCCAGTTCTTATGGAAATGAACCGTGGAACATTAAAAGGTTTTCAAAAGGGAACTGGAGAAGAGAGTGTATCTATTAGGCCCCTTAACAAAGGAGACTCTGGATATTCAGCACCAAGTACTATTCGTGGTGGGGGGAATACTTCAGTAGGAGAGGGTGGGGCCAGAGGTCATATAATGGGAGTTCCATTAATACCTGGAACATCTGGTGGAAGGACTACTACAACTGGAGGAAAAAGATTAGTAATTGGTGGACAAGACATTACCTGGCATAAACAATTTTGGTTAGAGGTAACTAAAGAAGAAAATAAATTAACAGAAGTTCTTAGAGGATCTTCAAGAAATACTCGTTTATTCAGTCAGTCCGTGCGCGAGGCGGCTGTCGCTCATGGTGCTACTCAAGAGCAGATAGATAGAATTCAAAGAAGAATAGTTAATGGAATAATACAGGATGAACAAGATATAGTATTGTATAAAGCAGCGTTACAGAATCTTGCATCTAAAATAGAAACTGGTTCTGTCCTCGTTACTGAAAAACCATTAAAATCAGCGGTGACAGCAACTCCACGTTTAGGGCCAACTATTTCTAATGTTTTAGCGCAACAAACTCCTATGGTTGGCGCTACGACACAAGATTTTATTAAATTAAGACAGTATGCAATAGAACAGTTTAAAAGAATAGAAAATACTAGCGGGGCAGTAGCACAAGCAGCAAGAGTAGGTCTAGCAAAATTTATTCAATCCATAGATGTTGAATTAAAGGCGCTTGGAAATATACCAGCAAGACTAGATAAATCGATTAGAGATGCTGCAAAGGCTCAGTCGCCAGCATTGAGATTTGATAAAACTGGAAAAGATATTGTGGATGGTCTAGATCAAGGTATAAGGTCAAAATCAAAACAGGCTAGACAGGCTGGTGTAGAAACTGCAAATGAAATAGTTGCTGGGGCCAGGGCTGTTAATGGAAAAACTGGGTTTGGTATGGGTCCAGGCGGATCAATGGGATACTTTATGACGGGAGTATCTCCATATGCCACAGGAAGACTATCTGCCTCCGCATTCGATAAAAAAATGGCAGATATTTCAAAAATGGCTGGCCCAAGTTCTAGCCTATCCAATAGACCTACGGCGTCAACTGGTCCAGCAGTTTCAATAGCGGGGGCAAGAGACCAGGCTGAAGGTGGGATGCGTGGTACGGGAGCAATGAATGCAATGTTTGCCCTATCTATGGTTACTTCTAGCATGTCTATGATGAGCGGGGCATCTCAGGAAGCAACTGCAAAACTGGGCCTCTTTACAACCGCTCTAATGACAGCCTCAATGCTGCTGATGATGAGAACTCCTGGCGCGGGGATGCCAAGTAATTTTCTAGGTCTGGGTAAGGCTGGATCAGCCCTGTCAGAAAGGGCGGGAATGCAGGCTGCACAAAGAGCAGTATCTGGAACAGGCCCCGCTGTTGCATCAAATCTTGCCACAAGACAAGTTATGGCTGTTCGACCACATGCTGTTGGAGGGTTTACTAAAATAGGTGGAGGGCTGGCTACAGCCGGAGGTGCCTTATCAATGCTTGGGGGGCCTGTGGGAATGGCGTCAGCCGCAGCCATTACTGGGCTTGTAGCAGCATACCTTCTTGTTCAAAATGCAGCGGAAGAAGCAAGGAAGCGTTCAGTAGCCGCTTTTGAAGATCCTATTAAATCAGCAGAATATTTTGGTGTAGCGATTACTGATGTAACCCAACAGATGAAAGATCTTCAGACAGGAATAGAAGAGCCTATCGATCAGGGTATTAGGGATGCTGTAAAACAAGATTACGCCCCACTAATTGAAAAAATTCGTTTTAGTGGCGCATCAGCAGGGGCAAGAGAATTATCTTTAGTTTTTAATAAAATGATTGCCTCTGGACTGTCCGCTGAAAGTGCTACAGCAGCAGTAAAAGCGATTGCAATAGAATCTGGTCAGGCTGGTGGAGAGGCATTTGCTACAGCATATCGTGAAGGTTTAATGCGATCAACAACTCCAAAAGATGTAGCAAATAATTTAGCGGCGCAGTTTGACCCTGAACTAATGGCTAGAAATGCAGAAGAAATTAGAGCAAGTCTAGATCAAATGAATAAGGGCCTAATCCAGGATATTCGTGGTAACACAGCACAGTTACTAAATAACAGCATTCTAGGTTTTGATCTTAAAAATCTTCCTTTAATCAGCAGTTTGCCGCTAGCAATAGCAAGTATGTTTAGTGATATAGATGATCAATTTAAACAAAGTCTTGTAACTTCTGCAAATTATAGTGATAGCGTAGAACAACTTACTGCAAATCTTTTAGAAAATATGGACGTTTCTTCTACACAAATGATAGGAATAGTTGAAACATTATTTTCTACATTTAAAGATGCCCCAACAGAAAGTATGCAGGCATTCGATAAAATTGCAGAAACAGCCCTATCTTTTAATAATGTAGACTATGACCCAGCCCCGATTCAAGAATTTTTAAATACATTAGATCCTATTGCTTCTATTACACTTAGCCCATTAATTCAAGAGAACGAAGAACTTGCTTTTAAAATTCTTAAAGCAACTGCAGCAGGCATGGATCTGCAAGATATTTTAGATGCAATAGCAAGCAATAGACTAGATATTGAAATTAATGTAAGAGTAAAAATTGCAGAGTCAGAGCAAGAACTTTCTCAACTAAGAAAAGATCTTTCTGAGGGAATTGAAGGAGATCTTGAAGGTGACGTAGAAAGATTAGACACAAGGATATTAAATCTTACAAATAGAATTAGCAATCTTGGCGAAAAAAGAGAAGAATCTCTTGAAAAATTGCAGGAAAACTTTGACGGAGAACAGAAAATTCGTGAGGATTCAGTTGAGGCCCTAGAAGATGAGTTAGAAAATAAAAAAGAAGTATTCGAAGAAGAAATGAAGGCTCTAGATGATAGACAGGATAAAATAGAAAAATCCTCAGATGCCTACATAGAATCTCTTGAAAAAAATCAAAAAGCAGATTCATTCTATGCTCAACAAAGAAAAACTGCTTTTGGTGCGCTAGAAAAACTTGCTTCTGGTGATGTGTTCGGATTCCTTCAAGAGCGCGAACAAATGTCTGCCGATGCCCAAAACTTCTCTTATGATCAAATGATTTCCGATATTGAAGAAAGAAGAGATCTTGAATTAGATGCAATAGAAGAAATTAGAGACAGCCGTCAAGAAGAGCAAGATGAATATGAAAATATGATGCAAGACAGGATAAATTCTATTCGGGACGTAATGGAAATGCAGCAAGAGGCCCACGACATAGAAATGGAAGATGAGAAAACAAGGTTTGATACAAAAATAGAAAATGCTCAAAAAGAATTAAGAAATAAAAGAACGCAAAGAAAAGAAATACAAGACGTTATAGATGCAGTTAAAAATGATGAAATTCTAAGTAATGAAGAACTTTCTAAAGTTCTGCCTCCACTTCAAGCAAAGCAGTACGAACAAAAACAAAAAGAAATAATAAAGAATATTTTCTTGCTAGAAATGGAAAAATCATATGAAGAAGGTGTAACTCAGAATCAAGCAGTTCTTAGGTCTGCCGCTGCTGTCAGACCCCTACTTGAAGATTTAATGCCAGGAAGTTCCGCCCAAACAGCGGAAGATATTATGGGGTACCTTGGTGCAAATCCAGAACAAACATCATATTACGGCGCTCCCCCAGGAGTAGATCCAAGCGCAGCGGCCCGTCGTGGAAATACTGGAGGGTCAACAGGGCCAACAGCACCTGAACCAGGGGATGATTTTAATCCAAATGAAACATGGGGTCGGGCAAGAATTGGAGAAGAAAAGGTTGGTCCAAATGGAATAACCTATAGATACATGGGGGATGGCAAATGGACTCCTGTCGCACAAAGAGCAAGTGGTGGTCCTATAGGATTTTCTGACGGTGGCGGCGGAAAAGTAACTGGTCCTGGTGGTCCTAAGTCTGATGTAATCCCTGCATACTTATCTAATGGTGAATATGTAATTCAAGCCTCTAGTGTAAGTAAATACGGCAAGGATATGATGGATAATATCAATGCTGGTAAGTTTGCGGGGGGTGGGCCAATATCAACATCTAGAGCCGCCTCTCAAGCCAAATCAACATATCGCGGGGCTCTGCCAGGACCAATGATGTTTTATGAAGGTGGCTATATCTCTGCTGACCGCGCTGAAACGACGGCTGCTGGAAACAAATATCTTGGTGGAGTTAATGTTAAGCCGCAGTATGCTGGTGGGACACCTGGAAATGTATATGGAAAGAAGAGATTGCGGAGAGAGCAAAATAACCCATATACTCGCGGCGGATATATGCAGCCTGGTGCAGGCGGCGGCGGAAGAGCAGGATCTGGCTTTAACTTAATGTTCCAGGGAATAAAGAATAGCATCGACCAGCAAGGCATTTTCTCAACCCTGGGATCTATGGTTTCTTCTATCGCTGCAGACCCAGCCTCACTACTTCCATTCTATGGATTGTCTAGCATTGACCAATCAAACCAGCAAGGAAAGGATATTGCATCTGCCGCTGCACTTATGGAAATTCTTGGAGTTATTCCTGGGGTAGGTATAGGGTTTAAGGGTGCATCATTATTAGGACGGTCAGCCTCTAGAAGAGTGGCGACTTCTAGCGCAATGCAACCCCTGCAATCTGGTTTAATTCCACCTAAGCCTATTGCGATATCACAAATTACTAGTGATCTAAGGTTTTCTCTAGGAATGGGTGCCCCCAGAATTCTACCACAACCATCAAAACCAACCGCAGCCGTGCCCTCCAGAGATATGCTCCTCCTTGAGTGGGCAAAAAGTATGGCTGTTGACGAAAATCAACTAGATAATGTTTTTGGAACACTAGTCCCTAATAGTCAGGGGGGAATTAGTCCTGGAGGCTTAGTTATTGGTAGGGACGGTGTTCGTAGATATGTTAAAGGTCCGTATGATTCTGAATCTGGAGCAAAATCTGTTTATTTAGAGTCTTTAATTGCAAATGCATATAAGGCCCTTAATATGAATGTACCTGATGTAAGCCTTCTTAATATTGGGGCAAAAGAAAGATACTTCCCTGGGAAAAACCTCACACCAGAACTTGCTGCGATGGGACTAAACTATTTTCCACCTGGAGAACTTGTAACTTCAAGCACAATGTTAGATAATGTTAAACATGTTTCAGAATTTTTTGGAAAGAATCCAAACCGCGATTGGGCGGACGGATTAACATTTGTAGAATCACAATTAGATAGCAGTATGCAATCAAGGCTTGCAAGAGAGGGTGGAATAGGAAAGGCTGTAGATACACTATTTGGATTAAGAGATTCACATATATTCAATTATATTATTAAAGAAGATGAATCCATTCCTCTTGGCGCACCAGGAAGACTTATTCCATATAGAATAGATTTTGGAAGCAATGTTTTTCAAACTCCTGACGGCAGGCCAGTGACCAATGATCCTACCGACCCATTAAAAATTCTTGACCCGAGGTACGGAAGTTCATTTGGTTTTGGAAAAGTAACTGGTTCTGTATATAAGCAACAAGTTCTTAGGTTAGAAGAAATTATTGGAGATGCAGGCGGGATAGGTGGCCTTATAGATCCTATTGTTGAAAAATTTGCACTTCAGGCTCCACAACATAGATTAGTTAATCCAAATTTCTTAAAATTCGTTTTATTAGAACGTCTAAAGGCAATGGTCGAAGGAGCAAGAGGCTATGCTAACGGTGGACTGGTTCAAAAATTTGCTGATGGCGGAGAAGCACTCACTTTACCAAACAGGGGGCTTCCAGGTAAACTATCATTAATTAATAGAAATGATCCTAATACTCCTGCTAATGGTGGATTCCTTCCTGGGGTTGGAACTACAGGTGTTGCTGCGGCTGCACGACCAACAACTACAACTATTGGCGCTCAAGGTGGTCCTAATGGATGGCCTTGGATATCATCCTATAACTCTGGTTTACTGGATACTAAAAAGATCCCTGGTACTAACGTAAATCTGACCATGAATAAAGATGTTTTGCCATTGTTCTTAGCATTAGCAAGTGATTATAATAGAACAATTAGAAAAATTGGCCCAGGCAGCGGCGGTTTCGATCCAAGAACAGATAGGCCAGAAAGCGAAAGGGCAAGGTCAAATCATCCATCTGGAACAGCAATGGATATTAACTGGTCAGAAGAAGGCGCTCTGTCAAATAGTACAGATTTATTTAATTGGTGGAAAACAGGAAAAACTTCTGCTGGGGCACCCTGGAAACCTATTTCTCCACAACCATATAAAACTGCTTTAAGTTTAAAGAACAAATATAAAGTTGTTGACTGGTTTGGACCCACTTCATTAGGTGGCTATATTAATGGCACACCAGACTATATGCATTGGCAAATATCTCAAGGCGGTGGAGTAGTTACCCCACAAAGAGTAGCACAGGTCATAGGCGAACTAGGAATTAACCCAGATGGAACATTCAACAGGCCTAATACTTATGCGGCTGGAGGATTTATTTCTGGACCTGGCGGACCAAGATCTGATATGATTCCAGCAATGCTTTCTAATGGAGAATATGTAGTTAAAGCATCTAGTGTATCCAAGTATGGTAAAGGATTTATGGATCAGATTAACTCTGGTTCACTCAATCCATTCCAAGGTTCATCTATGCAACCTAGAATGTTTGCAGACGGTGGAATGGTTGGGCCTGCACCTATGCCAGCATTTAGTATGCCAGCAATGGCAGATACATCTGTTGGAGTTAATAACACTAACTATGCTGGAAACTCTTCTTCAACAAGAAATAACACCAAGGTTAAGGTTGTTATAAATGGTGCTGGCGGCAAGGGTGCTAACGCAATTGCTAATAAAGTTATTAGTATGATTAACTCTGCAAACAATAGAAGAAACCATAGTAGGAGTATCTAACACATGTCTACTACGACATTACAAAGAATATGGACTCGTCCAGCATTAATGATATTTTCAGAAAATGCTCCCGTGGTGGTTAATGCTGCCTCAGGCCAATGGAATCTTGGCGCAGCAGATACAGACTTTCTATACCTTACTGACGACAGTAGATCAGAGTTACAGATAGCAATAGAAAGAATTGAATATAAGAAAAGAATGATTAATGGAAGAATGAGATCTTATCATGTGGCAGATAAGAAAACATTCTCTGTGTCATGGCAGGATCTTCCTTCCGTGCGAGATGAATTATCTGAGACTAGATTTGGCGGAACTACAACAGGCTGGGCATCCTCTCAACAGATGCTTGACTGGCATAAAGATCATACAGACAGTTTCTATCTCACTTTGGTTTATGACACTCCTACATCATCTTCAGCCGTACCGCTGAAGTACTCATTAGAATACTATAATGTTTTCTTTGAGGATTTTAGTTATGTCATTACAAAGCGAGGGGCGACACACGATCTTTGGGATATCTCCATGACTTTGGTGGAGGTGTAATGTTAAACTATAGCGATATTCGTGACCTATATAAAAATGCTGACAGAATAAATAGCGAACATCAAGTTATTGCTGAATGGAATATGAATAAGTATTTTTCTATAGAAAAATATGGATTATATAAACTTTACGGTCAAGAATTTATCTATTCATCTAGTAGTTCAAATATTATCGACGGCAAAAACAGAATTTTATTTAATGAGGATGAAACAAAAATAGATCCTAAATCAGAATTTTATTCACAACTATCATCTGTTTTTAAACCTAATAGACCAGACGCTGGAATTGTTTTTGCTCAAAAACATCCTGGAGCCGTGTTCTCAGACAGCGTATTTGACATTAGAGTGTCAAGACTTTCTACTGCTTCCGCTAGATTTTATCCAGTATCAGAAGGCAGAACATATGATTACTATAACTCTGGCAAGTTTCTTGGCTTTGATCAGATTGCTGATGTAAAAAGAAAAATGGTCGGGGTGGCGAATAGTTTTGGGAGCATCTCGGATGTTAACCCATTTGTTGTTTATGAGCAAGATGTTATGTGCAATAAAATAGTTATTAAGGTACAAAATCATCTAGCCATTCCCTCATCATTTTCAATAGATATTTTAGTTAGTGGATCATGGACTCAAATTTATAATGTTCCAAGAACTGAAGAAAGATTATCAAATCCAAGCGCTAGTGCTAATAGCAACGATGACTTTATATCAGGAGAACTTAATTTATATTATCAAAGAAATGGAACTTGGTCTAAAACAGTTACAAGACTAGAAGATTTTGACGAACTTATATCAGCATCTCCAACTCATTTTAAAAAGATTCGTGGGATAAGATTTAGAGTGGACTCGATGGTTCCAGTAGTTCTACCTCCTCAAAAGCCAACTGGAGAAAAATGGGTCAGCACTCTTAAAAATGCACCCCTAGAACTTATAGAAATATCTCCACGACTAGAGGCAGACGTTAGTGACTATGTTGAGTCTTTTAATTTAGCCTCTTCCATTGGTGATTCTACAAGTTTTGGTTTACCAGTCGGAACGGTCGTATCTGGAACTGGTAATATATCTTTATCAAATGAGGATGGACAATTTCTTTTTGCTAGCATTTTAAGTACATCTAAAATGCTTAATGAAGATGTAAAATTTAACTTCTACCAAAAGGTATATGTACCAGACGTAAATCAGACATTCAATATTCCAATGGGAGTTCTATACTCAAATCAATGGAATATAGGTGAAGATTATTCTGTATCAGTTTCTTTAGAGGATGGCATGAAGTACCTCAGGCAACTGTCCGCCCCTGATTTTATGATATCTTCATTTGCTGCTACATCAGCCATTATTTTAATGATATTAGATAATGTTGGAGTGACTGGCCTAGACTTTAGAAAGTCCTCCGATTCTAGGGAAAACGATAAAGAAGATACTTTAATTAAAAATTTCTTTTGTAAAAAAGAGCAAACGGTAGCAGAAGTATTTGAACAGATAGCGGTGGCAACACAATGTTCTATGTACTATGATGCTACGGGTAAATTAAACGTACTTACAAAAGAAAGATTAACAGAGAATGCTGCGATAGAAGACTCTGTTCAAGAAATTAACTTTAACCCAGATCCCAAGAAATATGTTTGGTATAACAATGCATGGTTTAACTATAATGGTGTTGTAGGAAATCTTCCTGGGGGTACAACCTGGGCTAATTCCCCATACTATGGATTCTATGTTTCCCCCGATCACACTCCCCCAGCGCAATCTCCTGGCACAGACTTCTGGTTAGTTATGGATGAAAATGTTTCTGCGGAAGAGAGTGAAGATTCATATATATCAAACTATAGTTCTAATGTTGTATCTTTAGCGGAAGAAAAAATTAACCCCATAACAGATGGAGATATTGCATACCATTTTTATGGTCCTAAAAGAGCCCCCATGTCTAATATTATTGAGGACACGCAGAAAAAACTTTATCAGCAGTTATTGATAGATCAATTCCCTATGAACTCCCTGGCCTTCTCTAACTTTGAATATGGAACAACCATAATGTGGCAGCCATCAGACGATAACTCATCTGTTCTAGGGGCGGCTAATGTCATTAAAGATCTATATGAATATAGGTTAAAGGATTTATATGATGAAAAAACTTATACACAATTTAATGAAGAAGACGCCATTAGAGCAATGTTTACCACCGAAACTGCTGATAACTACAGAAGATCTTTAGTAATTTATTTAGATACAAATGAGGGCTTTACGATACCAGATTATGAAGGATATGTTCTTATAGATAATGAATATATTAAGTATCGTGGAAAGTTATTTTATGTCGCTGGTACCAATGGAATTTATGGCAACAGGATGATCTTTACTGAAGAAGAGTTTTTTGAGTTAAAGTCTTCTTTAGGGAAAGGTGACTCAATATCATTTAGAGGTTTAATAGTAGACGTTAAATTTAAGAATATTAACAAGGTTAATGATAAATATGAGTATCAAGTGATAGGCGACGGTAGAGGTAAATTCAGTAGTGATGTATCAAGACATTATGCAGTAGTAGAGGAATCAGATGGAATAGAGCCTTCAAATAGATTTAAACTAGTTCTTGGAGAAAAAGCAAACTATAATGTTCCAGGTCAACTAGAGGCCACAACAAAATTTAATTTCTTGGATAAAGTTAAATATAAGTCTGCTAAAAAATTCTTAGGAACTATTCCGAGCGATACGCTAGACACCTACCTTGGATTTCTTAAAATATCTGGGCCTACTGCTCCTAAGTCGGACAGGGATGTGCTTGAATCTGTCACAAGCGCCTCGCCGTCTAATTCTGTAGTAAAAGAGTTAAATAAAATAAATGATCAGGTAAACGATGATGTTCCTGGAAAAGACTTTGATCCATTTGTATCTCTTATGGGAGAAAAAGCATTATATGGTCAGAAAATTACTTTGCCATTTGCTCCAAACTTTATATCTACAAGGATGAGGCTATACTCTCCTAGAAAGATAGTAGATAAAAATTATACAGTATCATCCACTAACTCTTCAATTGCTGGTATAGGTTTTGGCATAAACAGTCTAGGTGAAGGATACTATCTAGAAGTAGAAAACGCAGCAGCGGGTAAGGGTTTTTATAAAGAAGATGATGTTACTAAAAACCTTAGATTCTATAGAATTAAATTAGAAAAACAAAAGGATAGTGTTGTATATACTCCAACTCTTCTAATGAGGGCAAGCGTCGGCGGGGCAACTGTATCTGATACTGCTGTTCAAGTTATAAAATCTGACAATCAATCATTAGATCCTGTATTTGAACTGAGCATTGAAATTGAACAGTTTAAAGACGCTATGAAGTATACAATTTATTACGGAGATAATAAGATCGGTAGTTATCCAGAAAAAATTGGTGAGTCTGTAGGAATTAACTCAAAAAATATTTGTATGTTTGTAAGAAATGATTCTCAGGCCATTTATGAATATATTGCTGCTGCGGCAAAACCATTTGAAGATAATGCAGGATCATACTTTAAGGGTAAGAAGCAATTTGAAAAAGTCTTAAATCAAGGGTCTATTTCTGTAAATAAATCTTTCTTGTTTAAGGATGATAAAAATGAAGCACTATTCTATTACAATGATTTTGCTAGACTTGCGAGACAAGTAAGAGAATATGAAATTAGATTTGCTGGCCCTGCTTTAACAACATCTCTTCTAGATATTTCAGAAATTAATCCTAAATATCTAATTAAAAAATATGAGCCCAATGCTTTTGGCGCTAAATTGGTTGTAGCCAATATTTCTGGCGGAGCCATGAGACTGGGTGCTGACGCTACGCTCCCCCTATATATCGTTGGAATTGCTTTAGAGGAATTAAGTTCTGGGACTGTTACAGCAAAAGATTTATATGAAAGTAGTGAAGAAGATAAATTAAAGCAGACGGAGAGAGAGAAAAATATTTCTATTTATGGAGATCAAACATTTTCTCTAGATAGCCAATACATCCAATCACTATCTCAAGCAAGATCTATGATGCAATGGGTCTTGAAGTATTGCAGTAGACAAAGAATAAAACTAACTATGGAGATTTTTGAGAATCCCTTAATAGAACTTGGAGATAAAGTAAAGATATACGATAAATCCCGTGGGTATTATGAAGGCAATAGTAACTTTGGTGATAAAACATTTGTTGTATCTTCTATCGCTCATTCAGTAAGCCCAAGCGGTCCATCGATGACTGTATCAATAGTAGAGGTCGGTGAAGCATAGTGACTGACTTGCAAAAAATATTAGATAAAGTTAATTATGCTAGAAGTCAAAAGTTTATTTCTCAAGAAGAGGCTGAAAACTTACGCGCCCGTGCTAAAAAAATGGCAGATAATAAAGGCAATCTTAAAGAAGATGAAAGAACTAAAATTAATGCCATCCTTAACAGTGCCTTGAATAAAAAAGGACAAGAGGTTAAAAAAGAAACTGGGCTTAAGCCACCCGCAAGTAGTGATTTAACTCGTTTAGATAAGCCAGGATCTGGTCAAAAGCCAGGTGGTGGAGGAAACAAGCCAAAAACTAAATGGGAAACATTCCAAGCAGGATATGAAAAATTATCTAATAAACAAGACAGAGATGTTGTCAAAGATATTTTTAACGGACCCCCCGATGATTCAAAATTAGCATTTTTTCAAACTCTTAGTGATAAAAGAAAAGATGCGTTAATTAATGCAGTAAAAGATGGAAAGATAAATGATGCAGAAAAAAAGAATTTAAAGCAGTTATTCAAAGGAGTAAAAGGCCCAGGTGGTGGCGGTGGTAGTGGTGATGGAGGCGGTGGCGGTGGTGGTAGTGGTGATGGCCCTCCTACGCCTGTAGTAGATTCTGACGGTGATGGAATCCCCGACAAAGATGATCCAGACGATGATAATGATGGAACAATAGATGAAGACGATACGGACGATGATGGTGACGGCCTGCCAGATGCGGACGAGCCTGCCCATGGAGGTCCAAATCCAACAGTAAAGGGCGGCGGCAAAAAAATAGATGTTCCAAAGTCAGCCCTTAATAAAGCAAACTATACTTTTCCAAAAGATTCTGATGAACGAATTTATATGCCTAATTTGGATACAAAAATCACCAAAGAGATCCAGAGAATAACAAAACAGTTAATTAATTCTACAAAAGAATTTATTGAAGGCGGAATAAATTATGACGGTATTGATTCAATTCCAGATGACGAAATTCTAACAGAAGATGGTCAGTCTTTTTTTGAGATAATAGATTATAACGCTCCTGGAACTGTAAATTCTGGAATGGCAGACGAAAGAATGTCTGAAATATCGGGGGCAATACAGGATATTTTAGATAAAGGAAATAGGGACAGAGTTAGCAAATATAACTATGCAGAATTTATAGATTTATTTGAACTACGGTATAATAATTCTGGAGAGGCTTACTATAGATTTAATGTCGAATTGGTAGGAGAGAACGTTGATGACTTTAAGATTAGTCTAGTGGAAAACGCTACGCCAGGAGGAGAACTAGAAAATCCATGATAGAAGGCATATATAAATTTATAATAGATGGGGAAGTTGTTGCAGAGCAAAAGAATGCTCTTACTTCAATGGGTCGTGCCATTGCAATAAAATCTCTTCTTGGGATTGTACCTAATTTTGCTGGTGTAATATCCTATGGTATTGGCAATCAGGCTAATATCATAAGCGCATCTACTAACTTAATTACAAATAATGGCCTGCAGTTTGAGATAGGACGAACCCCTGTCATAGGCTCTTCACTAGACATATCTTCAAGCACAGATGTTCTAGTATACAGAGGAGTGATCGACTCCACCGCTCAATATTTAATTCATGAAGTTGGGCTATTCCCTGGCGGAATCTCAGACACTAATGCAGACGTTACAGGATCTACCATATTCGATTTTGATAGGGTTGACTTATTCACTAAGGTTGGAACGGCTAGTGCGGGGGCACTAGTTGAGGCGGTAGAAGCAAGAATTGGAACCCAGTTGTTTTCCTTACCAACAACTGATGGAACAAATTCATACATAAGTTACCAGACAAGTAATAATGTTCTAGAATCTATAGATCGATATACGTCATTTGATACCTTTAGGTTAGCGGGATTTGACCTCAATAGTTATTCTTCAAGCGTGTACTTTAGATTCTATACAGATGACACCAACTACTTTGACTATACATTCACTACCCCAACCTCATCTGGATACTTTATTGTGTCAGCAGAAAAGGGGGCGGCAGTAATTACTGGATCTCCAAGATGGACGGATATTACTTCAGCAAGAATTTGGCAAACTAGTGGCTCTGCATTGTATTTAGATGGATTAAAAATAGACTTTGGCTCCTACCTTCAAGATACTATTACTGGAATGATTTCTAGGGCTGTGCTAACAACTCCAGTTAGAAAGCCTCCAGGCATTCCTCTTACAATAGAATATTCTTTATCTCTTGGGTTTAATCAGATTGGTTAAATATGTCTAATATTAGTTTAAATTCGAATCTAAACCCTGGGGATTATATAGAGTTTATGATAGAGATGAATATTTTTGGCGAGGAAGTAGATGATGTATTAAACTTTACAGTTCCTCAAGCGCCTCCTTTAGTAAGTAAATTAAAGGGAATAAAGTTGGTGGTGGAGAATAAAGATCAATACAAAGTTGGCAATAACAAAACTTTTAACTTTAATAAATATACAAAGAAAGAAAATGTCTCTGACGGAAGATATAAGTTTCTTATGATATTAACAAATTCTAAAGGAGTGGGAGATCTTGCTCCAGATGATGATGTTATCATTAATTGTTCAGATGCTGGGTTTACTAATGTTCAGGCGGTGGTTATGCCAGGAAACAGTAAGAAAAAAAATTACGTCTATGTAAGTATAAATAAAACTACCCAACCTTCCCCAACAACAGACTTGACTACCTCTGGAACTATCCAAGAGTATAAGAAAAAGATAAAGGTTAGAAATATTACAGTCAAACTTCCTGAAGCAATCATAGGAGATAGTAAGGAAGGAAAAGTTCCTTCACTAATATCAGAAGTTAGCACGCCACCTAAAAAAGGTAACGTAGAGGACATTGTTGTATTTGCATACAAACAGTTTAATGGACCTAATAAAGCATCAATTAAATATAAGTTAATGGATGATAGTGAAGCAGAGATTAATTTGAAGAATCCACCGTCTAGATCAGACGTTGCAAAATTTAGAGGAAAGGCTTCTCACACTAAATCATTTACACTTAATGATGAAAAGGGAGAAAAAATTCTATGCTATATTGCTATCGCTAGATATACCTACGACGGTAGTAATTGGAAGGGCGATTGGCTGCAAACAAATGACTCAGGTAACGCTATATTTGGGAAGGCAGAGTAATGTCTGAGAACACCTTTGATCCTCAGGAAATTAACCTTCAGTTCCAGCCATTACCAGCATTTATAGATCCAGATGGATCTTTTAAACTTAACACCCCGATGCTATCTTCCTTTAATTTTGATGGCTCTATTCCAAAGTTTGACGGAAACATAGATGCAATTGATATTAAGCCTGGGTATCTCATACAAACAGAGGTTGGTGGACAGTATTATCCAGTAGTTTCAATAGAATCTGATGATTCCGCTATTGAAAGTACTGGCCTGGTGACAATTAACTATATTGATGAATCAGGCAATACCGTTTCTGAAGAGTATGGTGAAACAGATCAGGTTGCTGTAGTTTATGAAAACTGGTCGGAAAAAATTCTTGGTTCTCAGGGATGGGGTATTACGGCTGAAGGAAATGCCATTTTTACAAACGTGGCGGTTAGAGGAAGAATTGAGGCAGAAGAAGGATATATTTCAGGAACATTAACAATTGGAGATGGTGGAACAAATTCTCTTGATGATGTTTTAACAACAGGCGATGCTGCAAATGATATTAATACAAACACTACCACTATTAGTGGTGGAAAAATAACTACTGGGTCAATCACAGCAGATAAAATTGATGTTACTAATTTAACTGTTAGAAAACTTGAAACATTTCCCAGTTCATTAAATACTAGAATTGTTGTTACTGATTCTGATGATAATAGACATAAAATTAAATTTCAAACTGGCTGGACTTATGAAGCAGAATCACCATTTATTGGAGCAGCATATTATAAGCCAATAAATAGTTCCTGGGGTTCAAATTTTATGGGCACAAAACTATCTAGTGGTTATACTACTAGCGGCGCTGTACTGCCAGACTCTACTATAGAATTAAGAGCATATCAATATAATCTTACTGGAGAATATAGACAAATTCTTTATACAACAGATTATCATAAATTTGGTGGAACCAATGAAGTAGGAAGTACCTCAGTAGAAATAGTAGGGAATTTAGATGTTTCTCTGGGAACTATTACTGCAGTAGATATAGATTTTACTGGAAGTATTACTGGAGATGGATCTGGATTAACTAACTTGCCAGGATCAGCACCACCTTATGTTCTTAGTACTTCTGGCCCATCATCTCCGTCTAGTTATGTAGAAGGAACGGTTTGGTATGTTTACTAGTATAATATTTTTTGGAGGAAAAGATGGCAACTGATATTCAATATACCTTTTCATATACAGATGGATACCCCCGTATGCATATGGTTACTACTGTAGATAATGAGGAGGTCAGCGATGCTATCATTGATGCCGCAGCCCAATATGACCAACTACCAACAGAGACATTACAATTATTTTCTACGTTCTTACTTGAACAGTTTAATATTCTCATACAATCTCTTATAGAAAGCAATCTAAGTTCATCAAGGTATAGTGAACTAATAGATCCACTTAAAGTTTTATGTTCAATGAAAACTGGTTGCGATGAAATCATTTATATTAGAGAAAATCCAGAGGAGAATGTCAATCCATTTCCACCTATTACCCCTAGCGAAGAAGTCTAATGATTACAATTAGAGATTTTTTTGTTTTAAATCCAGTATGGAAATTAAATAAAGAAGTTTATGTAAAGGATGGGGCCATTGGAGGTGGCTCTTGGAGAACTGCAAAGGAAGTATATGTAAAACAAGGTGCCATTGGTGGAGGGTCTTGGAGAAAAGTTTATAACTACAATAATCCAGGATCTTCAGGGTCACAGCATCCATTCTGGCAATATGGATTAGACTCAGAATTTTCAGTAAACGATCAAACATCTGGGGATGGATTAGCATCAGATCTTTATTATACTTTTTGGTCTAATGGAAACTCTGGAACATATTCTATTAGCGCTGGAACAGCAAGAATTAATATTAATCAGATAGATACAACAACCATTCCTGGTACTGCTGGATATTATACCTATACAACAGAAAATTCATCGATGTTCGCTAATTTTACTAATGGATCGAATACAGCAGTTACTTTTGCTGGATCTCCACCTACTCCATATGAAAGAGTAGGGGCAGACGGAGCAACAGTAAGGTGGGATGTTACAAATACTGGATCTCCTAATCCAATTCCTTCTGGTAACCCAACAAGAATTCAAGCCGTAAGTCCAGGTGGCAGTATCAATACCCTTACTTTAAGTAGAAATGCAGTTGCTACTGTTAATGGATATACTGCTGGTTTAACAAGAACTTATGCGTCTTCTTATACTCCACCGACTCCCACCTCTTATAGTCACAGCGGATACTGCAGAATGATTTCAAATTATGAGTTAAAGGTTTCCGCTGGTCAGGTATATCGAATAGGCTCCGACCCTACCGCTACAGGTAATGTTGGCTCAGTATCTGGTACTGGATGGGGTATGAATGCATACACCTCAGGAACAGCAGGACAGGCAGCACCCTTTGGTACTGGAAGCACCGCGTTTGAAAGTACTACTTGGTTTGATGGAACAGCAAGAACGTTTGATGTAACAATTCCTTCTGGGCATCAATGGCTTAGGGTGGGTATTTTTCTATCACATAACTCTACAACTTCAACTAATTCTCCCCCCAGCACGCCTCAATTTCAAAGATTTGATTATCTTACAGTAACAAGAATTTCTTGATCGTTAATAATTTCCTATGCTACAATTGGAGTCTCAATTAGGAGGATGAATGTCACAGACATTAGAACTTATTATTCAAGAACTACAGCAGCGCATTGGTCAAATGACTAGCGACTATGAAACAAAACTAGCAGTAATGAAGGCTCAGGCAACTGAACAAATCCAGGCCAGAGACAAGAAAATCATCGAACTTGAGGCTAAATTAGATGAGTCGTCTTAATAGTATTTCAGACGGTCAGCCCTTTACCTATGAACTTTTAAATAAAATAATTGAATCTATTAATTCAATCAAGGTTCCTGAAGAGGGCGACGATAGCATTATTGAAATAATTGGTAAAGGTGGAAACCCTAAGAATAAACCTCTGATTATATTTGGTAATGATGAGATTTTAATTCCAGCCAACCAAACAGGAGAAAACAAAACTATAGGTTTTCAGGGTAATACTAATTTCAGTAACGAAAACCCTATAGTATTAGCAACATTAGTAGATCCAGAAGCGGGTGGAAGTGTACCTATTGGCTACCTCATAGTAACAAAGACTACCAACAGTAGTTTTGATTGCAGAGTTAAGTTGATTAGAAAAAGAACTAACTCTACAACTGTGCGGGTAAATTATGTTGCTTTTGGGTATGTATCTAAATAATTAATGTCTGGCTATAAATTAATACCTTCCGATCATCCTAAATCTATCAACGGTTTGTACTATGAGCATATTCTCGTTATGGAAAAATTTCTAGGCAGGAAGTTAAAAGATTATGAGTCAGTACATCATATAAATGAAATAAAAACAGACAATAGCATAGAAAATCTTTTTGTATGCCATAGGCGTGAGCATGATAAGGCGCATGGTATGAAAACTGTATCTATGTATAAACTTAATCCATCATGGACTAAGAAGATATGTAAGTATTGTGGGATAGAATTTTATGGATCTCCGTCCCTAATGAAGAACAGAGTAAAATGTAGGGCTAACTGCAAAGCCATAAAGGTTGACAAGACCTGTGGCTGGTGTGGTAAGATTTACACCGTTCCTGTAATTAAAGAACATTTATGGGACTTTTGCTCACGAATATGCCGACGAAAGGCGAATAATGACAAACGATCTTAAGTGGATGATGGTATCTGACGTACACTTTCCACGACATGATCCGCGCAAGGTAGAACTATTTCTTAAGGTTATGAAGTGGTTTAAGCCAGAAGCCGTGGATCTACTTGGTGATATTGATGATGCTGATTCAACTAGCCGCTGGGCGGCAGATAAGCCAGCAGAAATGTCAGTATCAATTAATGATGGAGGAGTGGATGGAACTAGAAAATTCTTACAAGATATCAGGGCTATCGTACCGAAGGCTGACTGTCATTTTCATGACGGGAATCATGGCTGGACTCGCCACGGCGACTATCTTGCAAAAAAGGCTCCAGCGTTTCTAGATGTAGTCACACCAGACTCACTTTATGAGTATTCTAAGGTTGGTTTTGAGTGGCACCTATACCAAGATCCTCCTGTTAAAAGATTTGGCGATATCTATGCTCATCACGGCGAGTCTATCTCTAAGCATTCTGGAGAGTCAGTACGAAATGATGTTAATAACTGGGGCGTTTCACTAGTTAGAGGGCATTCGCACAGAATGGGTGCATATTTCCAGACATACAATCTTTCTGGACAAGAATTGCGTGGATATGAGATCGGTCATCTGTGTGATGAAGATCAGATGGACTATTCAATTCAAAAGAATTGGCAGCCAGGATTCGCTGTAGCACATGTTGTAAATGATTACCCCCATATCCAGTTGATTCAGATTCATGACTATACCTGTGTGGTAGATGGAAAGGTATTTACTGCATAATGTTATGTAAGAAATGTGACGGCAAAGTCATGGTGGATAGGACTTTGGGCTCAGAGATC